AAGCAGGTCACCAATCGCCGATAAAATCGCGTCCATTGCTATTGGGAGAGCTGTTACAATATTCTCTAAGACAGGCACAATGTTTTTAACTACCGCCTGAAAGGCCTCCACAAGATTCTGTGTCAAATTTGTCATGTCAGCATTAGCATTGCCTAATCCAGCTGTGAAAGAGCCAAGAGCCGCTTGCATCAACCCAATCGAGCCGGTTATGGTCTGGGTGGATTCCTTGGCAAAGTTGCCCGCATACTGCTCTGTATTTTCAAAGAACATCTGCATCGCAACTTCAGCTTTTTCGGCATTTGAAGCAGATGCCCAGGTGAAATCTAAGCCCTTGGCGAGGGCGTAGGCTTCAATGTTGGTAGCATTCATCGCAACGCCAAGGTTATCCATCATCGTGAAGTTGCCCTTGGCTGCTCCCGCAACAGAATCCAAAGCCATCTGCATATCAATGCCCATCACAGATGCCATATCTGCCGCCCGCTGCATTGCCTTTTCTGTCAATTCAAGGCTTTTTTGCTGTTCAATGCCGGAGCCTTGAAATAAGGCCCCCATCTTGTTGGCGGTAGCCAGATACTCACTCTGTGACACGCCGAGGTTCTTGTAGGCTTCCTCGCCCGTCTTTTGGATTGACGCAGCATATTTGCCGAACACGGCTTCTGAGCCGCCAAGATTCTGCTCCAGCTCACCGAACTGTTGCACCACCTCTTTGCCGAGTTTTATCACAGCGGCACCGGCTGCGACGGCCACTGTACCCATTGCCGCTCCGACACCTTTTAAGATACCGCCTAGTTTCTCAAACCTACTCCCAGCTCCATCTGCAGATTTACCCGTTTCCTCCAGTTCATCGCCAAGTTTATCCGCATCGGCGGCGGACTCCTCCAACTCTCGTTCCATATTGTTAAGTTCTGCTTTGGCGTTATTAAGCTGGGTAGCCCAGTTCTGGGTTCTGCGATCTGTTTCACCAAAGGAATCGGAGGCGTTTTTTAGAGCAGCTTCCAAGGTGCTGATTTTTTCCTTCTGTGCTTCAATCTCTTTATTTAGTACATTGTTTCTGGCTGTTATTGCCTGAATGGATTTATCCTGTTTATCAAACTGGGATGTAACCAGATTCATTTCCGAGCCTAGCACCTTAAAACTCTGGTTAATTTCTTTTAAGGCATTTTTGAACTCCCTTTCGCCCTCGATGCCGATTTTAAGGCCAAAACTATCATATCCCATAAGTTTTGTTATCCTCCTAACTCCCAGCGGGCATCAAAAAAGACACCCTAGTTTTAGAGTGTCTTACCTTTTTAATAATTTTAGTTGTTTATATTATCGTATATCCTTCCCCTGCATTTCTAAAAAGTTGAGAAAGTCTTCTAATTCGTTTTTAATGTTATTGAATAAATTTGGCAGTTTCTTTACTAAAGGCTCTATTCTAACAGCAGAAAGATTAAAGCTATACACATTTCTTACTATGTGGCGAAAGCCTCTATATTCATCAAGGCTGTTTCTTGTATCTTTAGAAATAACAACCGGACGCACAAATTCAATTTCAACGGCCATTTGTCGCAAAAGTTCTTGATGCCAGTTTTCTCCTTGAGGTTTTTCTTGGTCTATTGTAGTAGCGATTAATTCAAAAACTCTTTCAAGTGCCGTATAAAAACTGTGAAGATTTAATGCTACACTATCCAAATAAAATTCATCTCCAGATTGCTTCACACTTCCCAGCCACACTGTATTCGATCAAGAATTATCTCGATTTCGGATATTTCTTCACGAATTCTACCAGCCAAAGTAAAAAACTTTTTATTCATATCTCTATACCCTCAATTTTGATAGCTTTACGCAGAGATTCTCGACAATCCATAGCATCAACTAAATCTACCTTAAATTCTGTAGTTAAGCCTGTTACCGCCCCCACCGCTGCATAAAACCTATTATCCGGTACCCCCCATACAGCTAAATCTATATCAGACCAACGTGTAAATGCAGAGCGCTCAGTTAAAGAACCAAATACCACTACTCTTCTTGCACCATAATTGTTTTTTAAAACTGTTGCGGCTTTTTTAGCAATTTTCCAAGCAGCTTCATACCGCTCAGCTAAAAATGGTTCTTTCTTAAAAGTGCCTTTTGTAAAAGTCAAGGGATATTTTTGTTTATAATATTTTGCTAATTCTTCGCTTTTTACATTCATTTTTAATCCCTGCCTAATCTACATTTCCCTTTTGTAAAATTATACCACAAGCATCCCGTAATCTCAATCATTGCAAAATAAAATAGCCGCTCACGCTATGATTCCAAACCACCAAACTTCCAGCAACCTTATCTTTCACTGCAGAAGAGTAAGCTATTCCAGATTATCTCCTCCGGTATCCTTCGAGCCTGAGGATTTTTCATCTTTTATGGTAAAATCCTGTAGCTTTAAATCGGGAAAATCATAGCCACTCGGGAATTACCTCATCAATAAAGGCGATTCTTTTAGGCTTGGCAATCCCAATAAACTGCTTATGGCATTCCCACAAATCCATCAAATAGCCAATAGGCATCAGCCATACTTCTTCTTCCCGGCGATTCAATTGCACCGTCCCATAGTAAATGATCCGGGTAAAGAGTGCCTCCTCACTTACCCGGCCGCCTCGTTTTTTGACTCTTCACTCTCCACATTTCTTTTGGTGCCCTTCAGCATGCTGGCCATGATAGCATTTTTGTATTGGGCCAGATCCAAAGGCGAAGTCAAAAGCTCCATCTCTTCTTCGGTTAAGAGTTCCTGCTTATCCTCTTTGTTCCTGAGATTGTGGATCAGGATGGACTGATTGGCCAGCAAAGTGATGAGCCACACCACTTCATCCAAGGCCATTTCAAAGTTCTCTGTTTTCATGAGCTTTTCGCCAAGCTTCTCTAACCCCCCATAGCGCTTGGCGATGGCTTTGGTCGCTTTCGTGGTAAGAATCAGCCGGTACTCCCTATCACCAATGGTTATCACTGTACTTCTTTCTGCAGAAGCTTCATCTACTTCCACTGGTTTTATTTCATTAGCCATAAGTCATCCTCCCATCTTTATTCTGAAACCACTACTGTAGCTACAGTGGTGGACACGCTATCAGCGCCGCTTAGGCTTAAAACACAATAGTAATAGTAGGTACCGGCTACCAAATCGGTAGGAATGTCAAAGCTGGCTGCAGTTTCTCCATTGATAATCGTGCCGCCGGTAGTACTGTCTACCTCATTCTCGTACCATTGGTAAGTGACCGGGTTACTGGTATTGCTGCTGGCTACCACCGAGAGGCTCTCGGTAATGCTGCCTTCAGTCACTTCCGTTGTGGCTGCTGGTTGAGTCGCAATGGTAATGGTGGGTGTTACCTCAGTAAAGTCGGGTTCATAAACAGATGTGAACCAATTGGTAATGATGGAAGCAGCCACTCCATCATCTCCTTCTGTCACTTCTGCTTTCCAGGGATGTTTATTCTCCCCATCAAGCTTGTTTCTCCTGAAAACAGTGCCTTCAATGGTGGGACTACTGAAGGTAATGGAATCCCCCTTGGTGGCCAGACTGGTAGCGGGAATACTAAATATAACCCGATAAAGCCAGAAGTGACGATATTTCCCGTTAGCCTTTTTAGCCCGAAACCCAATAGCCACCGGGCTGCCACCGTCCTCACTTCTGGAAACTACTACGTTGTTACTGTCAATTTTACACCCGGTTAAGTCCTGGATAACTGCTGATGCAAGATCATCCACCCCCAGGCTCAAAGCACCGCTTTTAAACTCCTTAACAATTTCTGAAGCCCCATCATCGGCATACAAAATCGCTTCAATAAGCTCTACACTTAGCTCGGCGGTCATAGCCTTGGCCAGTATTTGGGGAGCGCCATAAGTTTCATCACCATTTGTATCTTCAGTGATTTTGGCGTAATATAGCCGATCCAATCCTATGGTTGCCACGATCCATCTCTCCTTTCAAAATAAAATTCGGCAAGTTAGCCGGTTATAGGGTTACTGCATATTCTTTAGCCACATCAATAACTATGTGGTGAAAACCTGTATCCGCCTCTTTTCCTATATAGCGGCGGTCAGTAATGGTAAAATCACCGGCTATGAGTAAAGCCACTATCTGATTTTTTCTGGCCATATAGTTGCCTTTAGTAAATAAAGAAATCCGGGCTTCCTGTAGGTCCATCTGAGGCAGATTGTCAGCAAAAAGGTCGAAGAGATCATTCATAGGAGTAATTACTAGATACTCTTCGGGGGCCTGATCGCTGAACACTCCGGTTTCCATAGGAAGCCCGGTACTCATTAAAGTTTTTTTGAGGTCTCTTAAAATACTGTTATAGTTGTTCACCATCTGCCTCCCTTCCTACGATTTATTGATTTCTTCATCCAGCTTCCTTTTCATAGCTTCAATACAGGCTTTTTTACTGGCGGTTTTAGCCGGTTTTAAGAATGGC